TTTTTATCGTTAAGGAAATTAAGGGGTTACAGATGAAGGCAGAAGAAAACGCAGCAATCCTACTGCTATCAGAGGCTCTGAATAAATGAGGGGATCACGCCCGCCAGGTTGAGCGGGCAATGATGGACCTGCACAAAAGGCTCGATAAGGTCAAAGCGGAGAACGCCAGACTCAAGAGCGATAGCGGAAATACTTTAAAAAACGTGAATGTATAAAATTTAAACACAATCGAACGCCCATGTATAGAAAATATACAAATTTACTTGACAACGCGGAAAACCTTTGAGAAAATAGGGGCCAGGTGAGCTTATGATCAAACCCAAGAAAAAGAAGAAAACCACTAGCGAACCACCCAAATCCAAAAAGAATAAAGGCGGCCGTCCCAGGAAGCGCACAGACGATGAAATAGCCGCAATTCAAAAAGAAATCTGCAATCGAATAACCACCAGCTCCAAATCCCTACGCCAGATTTGCCAGGACATGATCAAAGACGTCGATAAGATGCCGCATTACCGGGACGTTCTGCAAATGCTGGCCGATAACGAGGAGTTTTCCCACCAATACGCACAGGCGAAACTAAAACAAGCCGACCTTCTATTCGACGAAATTATTGAAATCTCCGATGATTCCTCCCTTGACCTGGCCTTTACCGAAGAAGGTAAGCCGTTCATCGACCATGAGCACGTCAACCGGTCACGTCTCCGTGTTGATTCCCGTAAGTTCTACATAGCCAAGATTCTACCAAAAAAATATTCCGAGAAACATGAGGTCACCGGCAAGGACGGCGGACCGGTCGAATTTCTGTTCAAGGTTATTTACGACGACACGCCGCACAAGAGCGAGGACTGATGGAGATTACACGAATACCCGTTGATGTTCATTTACCGCGACCTCACGCGAAGCAGGCTGATTTTATCGAATCGCCGGCAAAGCGCAAGGTGGTTCGGGCGGGGCGACGTGGAGGCAAGACCGTCGGCGTCGGCGTTTATGCCGTCCAAAGGTTCTTGGCTGGTCATCGTGTCCTTTATGCCGCACCAACCAGTGAGCAGATTCAACGATTTTGGGTGACGGTTACGCGGGCGCTGTCGGTGGCTGTTGAAAAGAAAGCCCTCTATCAAAACAAAACAGAGCATATCATCGAGCGGGTGGGCACCGAGCAGCGGATCAGGGCGAAGACCGCCTGGAACGCCGATAGCCTTCGCGGGGATTACGCGGACGAATTGATCCTGGATGAATGGCAGTTGATGAACGAGGACGCCTGGGGCGTTGTCGGCGCTCCGATGCTTTTGGATAACAACGGGAACGCGACGTTCATTTATACGCCGCCTTCGCTCCGATCCCGAAGCGCCTCGAAAGCCGACGATCCGCAACATGCAGCCAAATTATTCAAAAAAGCGCAGTTATTAGCAAAAAAAGACCCTCTACGTTGGGCCACATTCCATTTTTCCAGCATGGACAATCCCTACATAAGCCGTGAAGCGCTGGATGAAATCACGTCGGACATGACCGACCTGGCCTACCGCATGGAAATACTGGCCGAGGATATTGACCAAGCACCAGGAGCCCTCTGGACGCGGGAAAACATCGAGGCCAACCGGGTGATGGAAGCGCCGGAACTGAACAAGATCGTCGTGGCCATCGACCCGACAACCTCTGCCGACGGCGGCGGGGATGCTGCCGGGATCATCGTGGCTGGCTCCCTGGGGGATCAGGGGTATGTCATTGAAGATTGCACGATGAACGGTTCGCCGTTGGCCTGGGCCGAGGCTGCTGTTGCCGCCTACCACCGGCACAATGCCAATTTGATCGTCGCCGAGGCCAACCAGGGCGGGGAGATGGTGGCCATTACAATCAAGCAGGTTGATAAAAACGTCCCGATCAAGCTCGTACATGCCTCACGGGGTAAATTCGTCAGGGCGGAGCCTGTATCAGCAAAATACGAAAAGAACAAGGTCCACCACGTCGGATCATTCCCGCAGCTCGAAGATGAGTTGTGTCTTTGGCTGCCTGGCGACAAATCACCAAACCGGCTCGATGCCCTTGTGTGGGCAATGACGGACCTGATCACGGAAAACGTATTTACGGGCGCAAGCAAGAAGGATTTCCCGGATGAAGATTAAGCGCATCGACCCTACTCCAGAGGATTACATGGTTCGCAGAGCCCGCGAGGACGATGCCAGGGTTACGGGCAAGCCTTTGGTGGAGAAGCCGATTTACTTTGAGAACACCGAAACCGGGCAAAAGTATTTCTGGTTGTATGGCTGTATTGGATGGCCGAATGTCATCAGCAACAAACCCAAGGCCGTCAATCGTCCGGGATATGTTGCCGTCGTGGGCGTCATCAAGAGCGCAAAGCGGGAGCCAGAAGATGCGCTGTTTCAGATCATGGCCGAGGCCGAAGGACACAGCGTCCAATTTCTGATTCGCGAAATGCTTCGCCTGCGGGAAGATTGGGGGTTCGGCCTGCACCCGGAGCTGCTTCATGCCTGGTATGGCGATCCGGACCGGTTTATCATGGAAACCGCCATCGTCAATGAACGGCTGGTGAAGTTCGGCGGAGAGCGCAAGTCGCTGCTGTTTATTCCGCCCGAGGGGTTTTACGACCCGCTGGCGTTCGATCTATACGTCCGGGCCATGACCGAAGCGTTGAGCTCACAAAATCAGCGCTTGTATTACGGCGGAAACGACATTCTGAAGAACAGGGTAGGGGAATATTCCGAGAAGGACCCGGTTATCGTCGGCATGGGGGGGCTGGTTCATGCGCTGGTGCTGCATAAACCCTGGATGGACCAAGTTGAAAGAAACGTATTTCGCGTTGAGGAGGCGTTATGAAGGTCACGGTTATGCGGGTGGAGCCCATTGGCCGGCAGAGATTCAAGGTCAAGGTTGCGGAGACGGGAGCAAATCTCGCGGCAATCGAGCACAAGGGCCGGCTGCTGGAGGTATCGAGCAAGCTGGGACGCGGGCGGTATATCATGCGAGACACCGGCCCGGTTGTGGCGAAAATGGTGAACAGGGGGATGAGATGATTTCAGTATGGCAGCTATTTCAAGGTATGGGCCTGGTCGGAGTTCTTCTGCTGATCGCCGTCTTTTTGGGTGGCTGGCTGGTATTCCGGGCGAAAGCGGGACCGGGCGAAGGGTTTATCAGGACGCCCAAGGGCGATGTTTACCGGATTCCCGACGCGGATGTTGCCGAGGAGTTCCCGGAAGCGCCTGAAACGATCCTGGAGAGAACGGAGCGGTTTTTGGAAACCTTGGGAGGTAAAAAATGAAAGTAAAGTGCACAAACTGTGGAAGGGTTGACTTTGAAACGACGGACAAGTTCAACCCGGACATCACGCCGAACGGGAGTATGGTCCGTTGCCTGCTGCCGTACTCGATTGATTGGTTGACGTCTTCCACGACGTTGGCGGCGGAGATGACCTGTCCGGAATGCCTGGCGCAGTTGGCGCCATCGGGGAAGTTGACGGTATTGCCGGAGCCGCCGGAAGAACAGACCAGGGCCGAGGAGCCCAAGCCCGCCTTTATCTGTGAGGTCTGCGGCAAAGAGCTCAAAACCGCCGGAGCACTGGCGATGCACAAAAAGACTCACAAGGAGGCGTATAAATAGGTCAGATGAAGGTCAATGTCCCACTGGATCAACTTAAAGACAGGGTTTGCCCGTGCGGGTGTCTGGTTTTTAGCCAGGCGGTCACGCTGAAAGAGATTCCGTCGTTGTATTCGCCGTCGGGCGTTCCGGAAACAGCTATTACGCCGGTGGGGTTCGTTTGCGCGACATGCGGGGAATTGATTCCGTTGCGTCCCGAGCCACCGGAAATGCCGAAAGTCGTTCTTGCAAAGGGGTAAACATGGGAGCCGACACGAAAAAGCTACTGGAAATTCTGCTTCGTTGTGCTAGAATGTTCGTGAAGTTGCTGGAGGAGTGGAAAAAGGAAAGATGTTAAAACTTAACGATGAAGAAATAAAGAAAATCAAAGACAAGTATTGGAAGGGCACTGTTGCGATGGGCCTTTGGGCTATGCTTGCAATTTTCTTGGTTAATATTTTTATGAGATAAAACATAATTCACCGCCTATCCCGCCGCAGGCCGCATAGGATGGTAAGCTGATCGCGCTCACCGAGCCCCGTCAGAATTGGAAACAATTCAGCGGGGCCTTTTTTTGTTGCCCCGAGAAGGAGTAACGAAAATGGACGAGCGTTGGGACCTGAATCACGTACCCCCGAAGGGCCATGCGGACGTGGCCGAGTTTGCGGCGATGTTGTTTGATATTGCCCGTGCCGCGAAAGAGCGCCTCAAAAAACCCCAGGCGTTCCTGGCCAACTATTCCCTGTACCGAGGGCAAAAGCCGCAGAAGATTACCGGCCGGAAGGGATACTCACAATCGAAAAAGACCCTGGTTCCGGTAAATCTGTATTTCTCCAACGTCGAGAGGACCGTGGCGAACATCACCGCCCGCAATCCCACCGGTGAAGTAGTGGACCTGGACGGTGAGGATGACGGAAGCGAGCATGTGTTGACTGTCGCGCTGAAAAAGTGGTGGAAGGACACCAACCAGCAGCAGAAAACCCGCGCCTCCGCCCGGCAAATGGAAATATACGGAATTACGACCGAGAAGCCCCTGTTCAACAAGGCCGAGGACCGGCCGGATATTATGGTAACGGACCCGTTCGCGTTCTTCCCCGCCCCTGGTTATTACGATGACATCGCTATTGAGGCCCCCTATATCGCCTATCTCTACACGGATTTTGTCTCCAGCATTGAGGCGGAGTTCAAGGCCAAGGACATTGCCGTTGACGACGGCCACGATCTGCTAGGGGCCTCACGCGAGGATTTCCAGCCCATCAATCAGCACGGGCAGACGATTGGCAACTACGCCGACCCGATGACCATTAAGGAAACCGGGCATTCCGACGACAACAAGGCAGTTCAGCGCGGCATCATCATCGAGGTATGGGTGAGAGATCGCCGGATGACGAGCGTTTCTGAATCCGCCCCGCTTCTGGATGAAAACGGGATGCAGGTCCTTGGGCCCGACGGGACCCCCCTGGTAG